CCATATTAATTTATATTATGACGAATAAGGAATTAAAAATATAGTATTATATTATAAAAATGCCTGGTGGTCTCATGCAACTAGTAAGTCAAGGACAACAAAACATTGTTTTAAATGGAAACCCAACAAAATCATTTTTTAAATCGACTTATCATCAATATACTAACTTTGGTCTACAGAAATTCAGAGTAGATTATGAAGGTTCAAAAACATTACGTCTATCAGAGGAATCTACATTTACTTTTAAAATTCCTAGATACGCAGACCTTTTAATGGACTGTTATTTATCTGTAGCATTGCCAAGTATTTGGAGCCCAATATTGCCTCCTCAGCAAGTTACAGAGGCGACGACAGCCCAAGGTCTAGGAAATATCGAACAATGGGCGCCATATGAGTTCAGATGGATTGAAAATATAGGAGCAAAGATGATTGCAAAAATCAGTATTACGTGTGGTAATTATACATTACAAGAATACTCAGGCGATTATTTATTGGCCTCAGTTCAGCGCGACTATAATGCAATTAAACTAGACTTGTTTAAGAGAATGATTGGACAAGTCCCTAATATAACTGACCCAGCTAATGCAGATGGTCGTGTTAACTCATATCCAAATGCATATTATACGGGAGATTTAGCGGGACCAGAACCATCTATTAGGGGGCGAATTTTGTATATACCCATAAATAATTGGTTCTGTTTAAAGTCTCAAATGGCTTTTCCATTAACGTCTTTACAGTATAATGAATTACATATAAATGTTACATTTAGACCGATTAATCAATTATTTCAAATTCGTGACGTATTTGATGCGACAAATAATTATCCTTATATTTGCCCTAATTTCAATACGTGGTATATGCAATTTCACAGATTTTTACAACCACCTCCGGATGTATGTATTGGGATTGATTCTTATACAGACCAAAGAGGATTGTGGAACAGCGATGTTCATTTAAATTGCACTTATGGGTTTTTGTCAAACGATGAAGAACGTCTGTTTGCATTACAGGAACAAAAATATCTTATAAAACAAGTTCACGAAAGAATTTTTCCTAACGTTACTGGTCCAAACCGAGTAGAATTAGATTCCTTAGGTATGGTATCTAATTGGCTTTTCTATTTTCAGAGAAGTGATGCGAACTTAAGAAACGAATGGTCAAATTATACTAATTGGCCTTATAATTTTTTACCATTGAATGTTATACAAGCACCTACATCAGGAACCTATACAGTTTATCGCACAATAGGGGGAACTCTGCAACCAATAGAAATTGGTCCTGGTGTAAATCCAGATGGAACGTTAACTAGTATACTAATAAATCAATCTTATAATCCACAAAATGATAAATTAATAATGGTGGCTATGGGTATACTTCTAGACGGGTCTTACAGAGAAAATATTCAACCAGCTGGAGTATTCGATTACATAGAAAAATACACTAGAACAACTGGCAGTGCTCCACCGGGGCTTTACTGTTACAATTTTTCTGTGCATTCAAATAACTCAGATTTGCAACCATCAGGTGCTATAAATATGAGTAGATTTAATCAAATCGAATTAGAATTCACAACAATTATACCGCCTTTAGACCCATTGGCGCAAAGTTTAACTATTTGTGATCCAGAGACTGGTTCTATAATTGGAGTTAATAAGCCTACATGGCGAATTTATGATTATAATTTCGATTTACATTTGTTTGAGGAGAGAATAAACGTGGTGAACTTCATCGGAGGAAATGTTGGATTGATGTATGCTACATAAATCATAAATATCTTGTTAGTATTATTATGAAGATAATGTAGAATTTGATGCTGGCGGAGTTGTCTGATAAAATTGTCCTGTTGCTGATACTGTCATTGGATATTTTGCCTCATAAAAAGGCATTTTACTCTTTGATGCTAATGGTATCGCATTTGAAATACCCTCGCTATATTCATCTGCTGATTCTCTAGTTTTATTATAGAGTTTTAAACCTTCGTTAAATGATTTGGTCCATAAGTCTAATCCTTGATATGGAACTTTTAGTTCAGCATCTTTTGCACCTGGATATAATTCTGCAAAATCCGCATTATGATTATTATATCCTGTTGTCAATGGACTATATTGTAATCCCTGTTGTCCTAATTTTCCACCTGCATCATAAGGCGGAACAGCTTCAGTTATACACGGATCTTCTTGTTTAGGACCAGGATTGCAACCTTGACAATCTATATCGGATGTGCATTGTTCTCTAGTTATTGCGCATTGTGCTTGAGGTCCGCAAAAATTCTTACAACTAATGGGGTCATTTATTGGTAAATTAACAGTGTGACTATATAATGGTGAATTAACATCATTATAATTTATCACGGCATCTTTTGGATATGGTATAACCTTTTCGGAGTATCTCTCAAATTCGGTTAAAGCATTTGTATTTATACCATTGGTTGAAGAATTGTTACCGTTGGTTGAAGAATTGTTACCGTTAGTTAAAGCTTCTTTCAAAGAAATTTTATTTAATATCAAACTGCTACCATATTTTATTACTAACCAAAATAGAAATAAACTAACAACAGTATATAATATTGTATATTTATAATTTAACATTATATATATACAATTAATATTATATTTTAATTGTTTTATTTATAAGAATTTAATATATATTTATTATAACTAATGTCTACAACAGAAGATACAAGTACAATTGATGAAAAAAAAACCGAAGATACTGATGTTACGCCGGATTTCAAAGGATTTATAACTAATTATATATCTAGTATAGTATTTACTATAGGAATAGCTATTTTTTTTATTGGTGGTCTTGGATTATACACCACAAAAGTAGCTCAATCTAATATTCTTCCGGATAATATAGAATTAGCACCATATACCGTTTTTGATAGAGTGGTTAAAGAAATGCCTATCGATATGAACATTATGAGACCGACTTTTTGGTCCGAAAGCAAAGACACAGTTTCTCAAAAAGCTATATTCAATTCAGTAGAATATTTAGACAGTTTTAGTGACGGGTTTTTATGTTCTTTAAAAAAGAATGCGAACCCAACTACAGGTTTATTAGCTAATGCGCCTTTATTTTTTTCGCGTGTTTATGACAACTTAATTGCGAAAAACTTTCTGGCTATTAACAGTGTTTTCTTTTATTTGAGTTTTCTTCCTGAAACAGTGATTATGTTTTTGTATGGAATATTCGGAATATTTATTTGGATGGGGTTATATTTCTTTAATCTATGCATAAGCATTTTTTATCATTTTATAAACATACCTGAATTATTTAGAAACGCTGATGAAACCGATAAATCAAAATGGGAATCCGCAGAACAAATATCATTTGTAAGATTTGTTAAATTGGTGTTGTTTTTCTTCTTATGGATTCCAATAGGATTATGTTCTACCTTTATTATGCCTATAGTTTTTACTGCATATGGGCTAATTTCTCCGTTATTGGCAACTTATAAAATTCCAAAAACTAACAAAACGTATGGGGTGTTAGACTTTATAAAGGATACATTTGCTTATAAGAAGTTTTTCTTTTTTATTCTAGCTACACTAAGCTTAATATCGAATGGTTTAAAATATTTAGGAAATAATTCCATAATAGGGATTATAGTGGCTATTGGGTTTGCTTATTTTATGGGGTTGTATAATAACGAAATGCCTGAAACGGGTAGTGATGGGTTCACTAGTAAAATCCGACAAAATATGAAGCAAGCGCCAGTTGTTCCGATAGATGAATCAAATCCGAAATTAGTAGAAATATGTAAACCGGTCCCTGTAATAGATGAAGAGTTGGATGAAAAACTTAGTAAAGGAACTATTAGACAAACTACGAAGGAAAAAAATAAAGGAGGTATGTCTGAACTAAATGATGAACTAAATGATTATGATAATGTAGACCAACCATTAGATAAATCTGTAGAACAACCTGTAGCACAACCTGTAGCACAACCTGTAGAACAACCTGTAGCACAACCTATAGATAAATCTGTAGAACAAAAACTACAAAATAGACTAATATACTTAAAGGATGAATTAGAAAATGCAGGCCAGGATATACAAGAAGGTTTAGAAACAGATAACTATAATGTAATGAAGAGAGAGGTTGATGAAATCGAGAGACAACTAAATGACTTATCACAACCGCAACAAACAGGAGGTAAAAAAAGACGAGGACACCATACAACAAAGAAATATAATATAAGATTGGTTTAATAAATGATTTAAATATAAATTATAATTTAAATTTAAATATGGGAAAACATAAAAAAAATAAAACGAATAAAACTGAAAAAAACGAACAATATCCATTTGTTAGTTTGTGCACCCCTACATTTAATCGCAGACCATTTATCCCTTATATGATTAAATGCTTTGAACATCAGACATATCCAAAAGATAGAATTGAGTGGATTATTGTTGATGATGGAACAGACCCAATTGGAGACCTTGTTACCCATATTCCACAAGTTAAATACTTTTATTGTGAAGAAAAACTGCTTCTAGGAAAGAAACGTAACTTGATGCATACCAAATGTTCAGGAGACATAATAATTTATATGGATGATGATGATTATTATCCAGTTGAGAGAATTTCACACGCAGTCGAAACATTACAAAAAAACCCATCATATCTTATTGCTGGTTCATCGGAGATGCACATATATTTTGATTCCAGAAATGCTGTTTTTCAGTGTGGTCCTTATAAACAATACCATTCCACGGCGGCGACATTTGCATTTAGAAAGGAATTATTATTGCAAACAAAGTATAATGATGAAAACGCTCTTGCGGAAGAAAATACATTTACAAAGGGTTATAGTATTCCACTTATTCAATTAGATACTTTGAAATCGATATTGGTTTTTTCGCATAAACATAATTCATTAAATAAGGAAAAGTTGCTAGAAAATCCACAACTGACTAGAACGGTTCCTTCACGATTTAAAGTTGATGATTTTATTAAGGACCCCGTTTTAAAACAGTTTTATATGTATGATATGAATAATGTTTTAGAAGGGTATGAACCAGGTAGACCAGAAAATAAACCTAAGTTGCTGGAACAAATGAAAAAAATGGAAGATGAAAGAACAAAAAGAATGGAGGACCATTATAAAATGTTAGAAGCACAACAAAAAATATTATCTGGATGTTGTAACCATACCAATAACCATAACCATAATCATGTAAATAAAGATATAGAAACTCTTCGTAATGAATACGAAAAGAAGATTTCTGACAAAAATTTATTGATAAATGAGTTGCTTAAAAAGGTTAAAGAAATAACGATTGAATTGAATGAATATAAAACCGGTAAAATCGTGTTGAAATAATAAATATATTTTTTGAAACAATATAAAGGTATAACCCATTATAATGTATACTATAAGAAATGTTTTACGAAGACCACTTTGACCCTACTGTTGATAATGATATTGCATCTGTTGATTTACGAAACCAAAAAAAGCGTTCAACAGAGTCAGCAAGAAATGCCGATAAGAATTATGAAAAATACACTATTACCTTAAATAAGGTATGGAGTGACGGCAGATATTACAAAACGGTTACTGTAGAAGACCATGGTTCTGGGCAAATTGGTTCTAAAATTAGAAATGCCGTTACAGCTCAAAGATATAACCATTTAGTTGGAAGTATAAATGAAGATTTGTTTTTCAAGGTTTCTGAGGCAAGTGGCCTTAATGGAAGAAATGAACCACTTAGACTATATTATGATACTCCAGAACAATACGAGAACCACCATTTTGTAAGTGTAAATCAAACAGTAAAGGAAAACTGGTATGCAAAATCATTGGCTGCCAGAAAGAGGTTAAAGCTATAAATGTAAAAAATTTATAATTAGTAAATGATATTCTTTATTAATTATATTTAAAATTAAAATTAAAATACTTATTCATCAATTTCGTCATCATCAAGTGAAACATCTTCAGTTTCACACGCATTTTCCTTTGTGTATTTTTCTAAATATCTATATATGCGATTAATATCTAATTTAGAAATATCGTAATTTTCAAACAACAAGACAATTTCATTATCAGTATATTTATTTTTTAAATCTAAAAAGAATGCAAACATATCATTCTTATCCATTGATAATTCTTGGCACAAATTTTGAATAAAAATAGAATTATTGTATTCAGTAGAATATTTTGTTAGTACCTTCGTAAATCTAACCTCGGCTGGATTAAATTTTTGTTTCTTTTTTGAAGCGAAAACTTCATGATACAACTTGTTGTTTTTAAATGTTTTTATTAGTGAACTCATTTCGTTAAATTGCCATATTTGCTTTTGAAATGTTATTCTATCTATATAATCTGCGAAACACATATTATCCAAAATCTGTAAATAAAATGGAATTGATTCTTCCTTCTTTATTTTACCCAATACATCAATAATATTTTCGTGCCATAATAGTCCCACAATAGTCCTATCAGTTTCGTTCATAATTGTTAAATGTTCTTCAATAGAATAATTATTGTTAATTAATTTTTTTGTTATTTTTCTAGTATCGTCATTATAAGACTTCATTAAAAATATGTTTTGAATTATGTTGTTGTTTAATACATTTTCTTTATTCTTGTATAATTCATAAATGGTAGACAACTTTCTTAAATCTCCTTGTATATAATTAATTACATTTACTTTTATGGTTTCGTCTAGTAATGTAGGTATTATGTTGTCTATAATTAAAGCCATTTGTGGTTTTGTTGGAGACTTCAATTCTATTACGTGACAGACCTTCATTAGTTCTTTAATTTTTTTATCAATATGATAATTGCCAATACAAATTATAGGATTTAATGTAATTTCCTCTAAACGTTGCTTTTTTGTTTTTTTTGGTCTTATTATTTTTATTAGGGAATTTATGCCACCTTTATCACCATTATTCATTCCATCAATTTCATCCATTATAATAGCTATTCTTTGTATTTTTTTATAAAACATACTCATTACATTTTTATCAGACATATTATGCTTAGTTATGGTATCTATTATTGATTTGTTTCTTATATCTCCTGCATCATACTTAATTATATCATAATTTAGCTCTTTCAGGATTTTTGTCACAAATGTAGTTTTACCGGCTCCAGGGTCACCATATATGTATATTCCTTTTTTTGTCGCTAGATTATGTTTATTAATCTCAAAATCTTTCAATATCTCTTTTATTTTATCAGCTTCTTCATCACGGTTAAGTAATTTATTTATATTTATGTTTTCCATCTTATATATTTAATTACATTCTTTTTATGTTGGTTTTTACTCAAACCTTGTTCTTCAAATAATTCTGTTATTAAATTTCTGCATTTTTTTGATTCATTATCAAGAGCATACATTTCTAAAAATGTTATGTAATTAGAATAAATATAGTTTTTATGATACCATTTTGTCATTTCAAACCATCTTTTACGGTTTTCAACTAACAATTGTTTAAAAACAAAATCATTATCCTGTCTTATCATTGCACGTATGTAATTCTCTATATTTCCTTTACTTATCCACTTAATTACTAAATGGTGGTCCTTTAAATAACTTTTTTTTGTTAAAAATGTAGTTATAGATTGTGGAACATAGTAATAAATTTCTCTTACAAGTTCTTCAGGTAATCTATCCATATTTTGCCCAAATTTCGCAGGGTCATTAGAAAATCTTCCCATATAAATATATTATAAAGATTTTTTAATATATTTTCTTATGAACTTTGTGTATCATCTGTTGTAGTTGTATCGCACGGATTTTTCACGCCTGATGTAATTCCGTCCCAAGTTACTTGACACGAATTAGCCCATTTATATTTAGAACATTCTCCATTTTCATCTGTAAATGGACTTTGATTAAAATTCATTGTGCCTTTTTCTCCTTCTGTTGGTATATTACATCTTCCTAAACTATGTGAATTAAAACATGCTTCACCGTTACCAGATAAATCTACCCAATAGTCAGGACAATCACCTACAACAGGAGGCCATGTTTCCGATGATGATGCTTTAGATAATGCTAGTCCTATTACGACTAATAATATTATTAGAACAATCAATGCTATGGTTAATATAATTTTTTGAAAATTCATTTCTATATAATATACTTTTAAAAAAAGTATAGCAAAATTTAGAGTGTATAAAAAATTAAATTATATGAATGTATTATAATATGAATAGTACTAAAAGTTCAAACGGAAGAGTTGATATTATTAATAAAACGCAGGCACCTGATCTATCTAATTTATTTGCAATGTATGATAAAATTCCTGCTAATCAATGTGCTACATTTAGGGAACCTACCTTAGGACAATGGGATGAAACACCATTATCTAAAGCTTATTTCTCTAAAGAAAATATTCAAATTGTTCAAAATGGTATTAGAGCTGGTGTATACCAAAAATCAAATGGTCAATATGTTGTTGCTCCTCAGGATTGTGATTCTTTAAAGATTGTTATGAGAAGTGTATTTCTCCAACACGCAGCAAATCAACCACAAAACACTTCTGGACAAATTGAGGAACTAAATAAGATTGTTTTGGATTATTGCATTCATAATGTTTATTCTGAAGCAAAAGGATATATGAAATATTTATATGATGTTAGCACATTAGCAGTTCCATTGTCTACACCAATAGTAGAAACTCAAAAGGATAAAAATAATTATTTAATGCCAAAATGGTTTTAGACAAACGAACAAACTAACATAATAAATATATATATTTTTGTATGAAATAACTAATTACAATAGAAAATACAAATGCTAGTCCGCCCCAGAAACCAGCACCTAGTTGTTGATAATAAATATTAAGACGATTTCCAAAAATTTTGAGTTTGTAAATTAATACATCAAGTATATATCCTATTAAAAATGCTAAAATAGAAAAATAAATTAAATTTGTAAAATTGTTAGGTATAACAAAGCCAAATAAAAAATAAGAAAACAACATTGTTATTACAAGCGCAAATAAAATAGTTATACCAGCATCAAACGCGCTTTTTATAATAGACTGTTTATAAAAATATGATTTTAAAGATGTCACCATATTAAAATTTGTAGACAAATCATTTAAAATAATATCAGACATAAAAGAAACAGCAAAATTTAAGAACGTAAATATAATAACTGATTTATTTACACTCATTATAATTATACATTTTACTTAGAAAAAAATAAAGTAAATTTATAATACCGATTTGCATATAAAGCTAACACAAAGATATAATTCAAATGCTTAAAAGACTATTTGTTAGTTCATGTCCTTTTTTAAAGGGAAAAAATAGAAGATATTGTTATACACAACCTAATTCGGAAGACATAGCCGGGACCCTTATAGCTGAGACATCTAAACAGAAATGCGCTGTTCCAAAAGAATTAATTGAATTTAAGGAATTACAAAAAAAACAAGAAAAAGAATTAAAAAATATTAAAGAACAACTAACAAACCAATTAAACGCAATTGAAAAAATAAAATACTATACAAATGAACAAACATTTATAATTGATTCAATGTCTACTATGCAAAATTGTACATTTATTTTTATATTTTTAACTTTCATTAGATCAATTTTTCATTAAGCCTTCTTTACAATCATCTTCTTTTTAGGTTTGACCTCAATTTCTTCACTAACTTCTAATTGAATATTCGATGCCTTTTTAACAACTTTCTTAGCTCCTCCTGCAACCTTTGTAACTGTTTTCTTCTTTTTTGTATCCCCTTGTTGTGCTTGTTCTCTTTCTTTTTGATATTCTAGATACTCATGTTCAAGAATATCTAATTCTGATAACCACATTTGTTGTATTGTTGTTTCCTTAATACGGTCCAATTCGTCTTGTTTCAATTGATGTTCTTTAAGCAATTTATCTACGTTTTCCTCAGATACTGAATCCATTGGCATTCTTATTAGATACTTGTATTCTTGGTCATCATCAATTGTATCATAATCCTTATCTTGAAGCATACTAGTAATTTCTTGCTTCTTCTTTTTTCTTAGGTCAATTGTTCCGTTTATTAATTCTTGAATATACTTTGCTTTATTTGATAATATAAGAAGTTCTCGTTCCAATGCCTCAATCATAAAGTCTTTTCTATCTTCATAATACTCCAAACGAATATCATAGTAATCATCTATAATCTCTTCAACATTATCATACTTTCTCAACTTGTCTTCTGAGTTAAACAAGTTCATATTTGTAGTTGAACTGGTTGTATACAATTTTAACATTTTCTCTAGACCATTAGCCCCATATTCTCCCTTTCCTGATTCCAATTCAGCTAATTTGCCTTTCCCAAATGTTATTACAAATTCAACAGTGGTATCTGTATAATTCTCAAACACATCCTTTATTACTGGCGTAATTTTCTTACCCTCCTTGTCTTTATCATTTTGCAAGTCATTCAACAATTCCTTGAAATCTTCTGTCCAATAACCTACTGGTAATTCAGTTACCTTGATTTTGTCTTGTTCCATAACTTCATATTTTCCTTTAAACACAAATTTAGTATCACTGACCTTTTCAGTTTCGCCTGTAAATCCCTCATAATATGGTAAGAACACTATTTTATCACTCGCGTTTTGTTGTAATTTGTTCTTTAGATAAGATATAATGTCTCTCGGGTTATAACACATAATTTCAGTGCTGAAACCTGTTCCAATTCCCTTTGAACCATTTACCAAAACCATCGGAATAATAGGAACATAGAATTGCGGTTCTACAGGTGTTCCATCATCATTCAAATACTTCAAAATATTATCATCTTGTTCTGGAAAGAGAATTCTTGCAATCTTCTCTAATCTAGTAAAGATATATCTTGGACTAGAAGCATCTTGGCCTCCCTTAATTCTCGAACCAAACTGTCCTGAAGGAAAGAGCAAGTTAATGTTATTTGAACCAACAAAATTCTGAGCCATTCCAACAATTGCTTTATTCAAACTTTCCTCTCCGTGATGATAACACGAATTCTCTGAAACATATCCAGAAAATTGCGCGACCTTTATTTCTGAAGACAATCTCTTTTTAAACGCACTATATAATATTTTTCTTAAACTGATTTTAAGACCATCCATCAAGTTAGGAATACTTCGGTCACAATCATACTTTGAGAAATGAATTAGCTCCTTATTAATAAACTCTTCATAAGGTATCATTTGTTTACTTGTATCTGCAAAGCTGTCTCTATTGTAAACTGTCTCTAACCATACTTTTCTATCATCAGCTCGCTTTTTATTAAATACCATATCAATAGCATCATCACTCATTTGTCCAGTATGTTCAAAGCCGACAAACTTCTTTTCCTCAAAATACTCTCGGAATTCAGTCTTTGTAGAAGTGCCTAATCCTTTGTAATATTTTATGTTCCAACCCTTCGTTTCATTATTACTTTTCCATTCTTCATATTCACCCTCATTATAGAACTTTAATTCTTGTAAACCCTTTTTTGCTTTTAAAATCGGAGTATTCATAAAGCCAATGAAACCTGGAATATGTGTCAAAGAAGCCCATTCATTTTGGAATAAGTTGATACATAACCCTTTGATATGGGAACCATCTAAATCTTGGTCAGTCATAAATACGACCTTTGAATATCTGAGTGTCTTATGAACTTCATCAATATTTTGATATTCTTTACCTGTCTCTAATCCAAGAATCTTCTTTATCTCTGCGATTTCCTTATTTTCAGACACTTTTTTTACAGCTTCTCCTCTTACGTTCATTACTTTACCTTTCAAAGGATAAACACCAATTGTATTTCTATCTTCAGATGATAAACCGGAAATAACACCGGTTTTTGCTGAATCTCCCTCACAAAAGATAATCATACAATCTTTTGACTTGTCTGTTCCAGCCCAATTAGCATCATCTAGTTTCGGAATACCTCTTATTGATTTACTCTTTGTTCCGTCTGTCTTTTTAGCTGCCTTATTCTCTTTTACTTCAGTGATTGCGCACGCGGCATCCATCACACCCATTTTTGCAACCTTTTCAATAAACTTGTCAGTTACATCACATTTAGAACCGAACTTAGCCATAGGAGTATTCATAAAGTCCTTGGTTTGACTGTCAAACGCAGGATTTTCAATATCACATCTCAAGAACAACACTAATTGTTCTTTAATGCTATTTGGATTAACTTTTACCTTTTTCTTTTTCTCAATATATTCTGATAATTTTCTGGTAATCTGATTAAGAATATATTCGACGTGTTTTCCACCTTTAGATGTATAAATACCATTGACAAAAGACACTTGAATAAATTCATTAGTAGGGGTTAAAGCAACAGCATATTCCCAACGACTATTTGCTTCTTCATAAACACGAGGCGCTACACCTTTTTCACCAATATACAAATTAATATATTGTTCAAAGTTCTTAGTAGTAATAATAGACGAATTATATTTAACCTTAATAGATTTATCAGTTATAGCAGAAATGTCATAAACTCTTTTCTTAAGTAATGCGATTAAATCAGGGGTTAGTCCATTAATTCCTAGTCTCTGATAATCAGGTTTAAATGTAATTTTAGTGTAAGGTTTTGCTTTAGATGCTTTTGTAATTTTAGGAGGACAAATAGTATCAAGATTATCCTTGAATTCCTGAGTATACTTAAGACCACGGATATGGTCTACAGTCTCAATTTGTCCATATGTAGACCATATTAATACAAGTTTGAAACCGAACCCATTCTTACCTCCAACAATCTTTTTTTCTTCTTTGTTATAATTTGTTGAAGTTCTAAGATGCCCAAATATCAATTCAGGAACCCATGTTTTGTATTCAGGATGCTGAACAACATCAATACCATTACCGTCATTAATCATAACAATAGTGCCATCTTCTTGAATAGCAACATCAATATACGTAACGGGTAACGAGTTATCAACATTTTGTTCAATCTTGGATTGCATTCTTACGACGTGGTCTCTACAATTAACAATACCTTCATCAAATAATTTGAATAGACCAGGAATATAACTAATATTTTTCTCAATAATTTTATCACTTGCTTCATTCATAATCCACATATTTGAATCAACAGTTTCAACAGAACCGATATAAGTATCCGGGTTATCCAGAATATGTTGTTTATCGGTCTTCTGTTGAACGTCAAAGTATAAGGTGTTATCGTCAGTAGCGCTCATTATGTCTCGTATATATACCTTGGACTTTTGTGTTTAAACCGTTTCAATTTTATTTTAAAAATAATTATATAATTTAATATTAATTAGATGTCAACTTACAATAATAATAGATTCACTCCAGGTAACAAAGGCAACTTAAGATTATTTATGAACAAAGCATTTATTAGACAATATTATAGAACATTTACTACATCACAAACGTTTGATAACATTAACAATGCAGATGATATTACAGACGGAGATTTGTGTGGATGTATTCAACAACGAGTTAATTTAATTAAACAAGGATGGAACGACCCTTCACAAACAGAAAATAGACGTATCTCCCAGGCATTGACTGGGAATTTAGGAGGAAAGACTACTTTCGGAAATGCGAACAATCCTGTAACTCTCAATTATCTAGGAGGTTGGGAAGGACAGCCAGGTGGTTCAATTAGACCTCTCAGAAATAAATTTTAGATGCGTTTTTATAAATTATAATAATTATATAATAGTTATAATTTAGACATAATTTAATTAATTTTTCTTTTTTTCTTTATTTATTCTATAATGACTGGTAAAATTCATACTATCGGAACTCGTGCTCAAGTTTGGCATGGAACATCTAAAAAAACATCTGGTGGACTTACAAAGTCTGATTTAATGATGAACAAGGCAGGTCGCATTGTATCTAGAGCTAAACACAACAGCGCTAAAAAGGAAATGCGTCTTTTGAAGTACGGCTATGGCACCCAAAAGGGTAAATTTGGTTTCGTTAAGGTTGGCTCTAAATCTAGAAAGAGTCGTAAGGGCTCTAAGAAAATGAGAGGTGGTATGCCTTCTCTTTCTCCTTCTCAGGCTAACTGGGCTGGCGATGGCATTGATGGCCAAGGTATCACTCAAGGACAAAATGGCGGCCCTGGAGGACCTTTAACTGCCGCTTTAATGGCTGGTGGTAGACGCAGATCTAGAAGAATGTACGGTGGCTCTGGAATGTCCCCTTTAGGTTCTGCTGGTTCTGCCAACTGGGCTGGTGATGGTATTGATGGACAAGGTATCACTCAAGGACAAAATGGTGGTCCTGGTGGTCCTTTAACTGCAGCTTTGATGGCTGGTGGTAAACGCAGACGTTCTAGAGGACAAAGCCGTTCTAGAAGACAAGGTAGAGGACAAGGAATGATGGGTGGCACTTCTCAGCCAATGCCTTATCTAAATCCAGCAAATCCTGAAAATCTTGCATTAGGTGCTGCTTCTTAAATTTAAATAATTTAGTAATTTCATAAATTCATAAATTATTTTATTGTCTCTACACTTGTAACTTTTACACTTGTAACCATTCTGAACTAACAAATTTTTCGAATTTTATATATGTTTGTAACTGATTTGTTAAAAACTTCTCAAAAAACTGTTTCGATACAATTGGTAATATCTTTTGTTCTATAACTCCTTTAGCCTTAAAATATAGTTTATAACCTTGATATAATTCATCAAATGAAATTAATTCTGAATTAGGATTTATTCCTGCGATAAAAACATTAGACTTGTATGAATTCAAAAAATCATTTATATCATCTTGTTTATTCCATAAATTGCATTTTATGTTAGTTATGTATTTATTATCAATTACTTCTACTTGCGGAGAAAAATAATGACAAATCATTTTAATCATATTTATATCCGATATTTGTGAATTCTTTTGGTCAGAATTCTTTTGGTCAGAATTCTTTTGGTCAGAATTTTTATATAATGTTACAAATTCATCTATTTCATATTCATCGTCTAAACTATTATCACCTGTAATCACAATATATTTCTCCCAAAAAGACAAAAATGAACTAACATTAGGCAAATATTTACTTGTTACGTTTTTAAAAGTTATATTTCCATTTTCCAATACATTTTCTATTTTTCCAGCCAAAATTGTTTGTAACTGTGTTGAATACACCATATTAGGAATATTAACACTCGTTAAATATAATTTCCATATATAATGCATATTCTTCCAACTTATACTAGTCTCTGAACTAACATTTTCTATACACTGTTCAATAAACCCATCTACAATATTTTCTAATTGTTTGTCTACAAAATATAATACGTAATCCTTTATAACGTCATCCGCTTTAGTCTTCAAATAATTTTCGGAGTTTGTATATTGCTCTGAATAGTGAGATGCTACACAAAGCAAATCAATACCAATATTATTTAAAACATTCTTAACAATATCATATGCCAATGCGTTTGAACCCTCATTCGTTTTTATTAGACGATATGATGATATTTTATGACTGTCGTGATATTTTGTAATAAAGTTGCTCATAATTGAATTACCAGTAGTAACGTACCCTATAGAATCAATCATTGTAATCAGCTTTTTCGTATTTGAACTAACAAAATAAAGTAAATTATCCGTATTCTTCTTTAATAAACAATCGCCTATAATAGTTAAAAAATACTTGGCTTCGGTTTTTGTTTGAAATACCGTTTGCAAAAATCCCAACACATTTTGAATTGTATACGTTTCTGGTATAGACTTAAGCAATGAACGCTCTTTAATCCTTTTAACAATAGTTTGTTTTGTTTTATGTTTCCATTGTATCAATTTGCCTTCATCTGTAATAGTAGATAGTAAATGATGGTGAATATCGTCGTCTTTAACTATTCTGTATGTTTTCCCGTCATATTCGTAATAAATGTTGTTGTAAGGCATATAAAAATATTGATGCTTTGATAAAAAAACTTTATGAAAATTGTCCTGTTCAAATGTTAGTTCATTGAACCGTGAAACACGCTCATCATAACGCTTGTTTTCTTGGTCTAACATATTAGGTAAATTTAACAAATGGGTTTCTAACCGGCTTGTCATATACGGGCTATCTTTATATTTTATGAACATATCATTTATAGTCGATGCTATTTGAGTAATCTTCTCTGTATTATTTAGGTCCATTATAAATACTTTTATCTTAGTCTTTAAGTTACTTTTTTATATATTCTTTTACAAGTTATAAATAATATATTATTAGCAATTTATATGAAAACGCGTAAACAAAAACTCATTAATCTACACTATTTACCAAAAAGTCTTTCAACAAAAGATAGAAAAAAACAAAGTCAAATGTTATTGAAATCTAGGCGATTATATAAAAAAGGACAATATTATACTCGAAAATCAGTCAAGTCCTTTCCTTCAAAAACGTCCAATCACATTCTAAACGCTAAAAAAATGTACGCAGTTGATAAAATTGGCGCTACTGACGAGATATCTAAAAAATCTGGATGTTCTAAAAGCGCTTTAAAAAAAATTATTAGTAAAGGCGAAGGTGCGTATTATTCGTCTGGATCTAGACCGAACCAAACCGGGCAATCGTGGGGTCTAGCACGGCTAGCTAGTGCTTTAACAGCTGGAAAAGCTGGTGCTATAGATTATAATATATTGAACGAAGGATGCAAACCTGGTTCTAAAGGATACAAAATGGCTCAGTTAGCTCGTAAAAAATATGGATATGGGAATAAAAGAGTTCCCAAAACAAAAATAAATTAACAGGTATAACCCTTTCACAATTTAACAATATTATATTACATTATATTGTTAAATAATTATATATATATTATTTTCTATGACGTTTTGTGTGCTTTCTTCTTTTTGAACGGGTCTTATTTTTACGCATTTTGCGTCTTCTAGTTTTTCGTCGTCTGGAACCACCATCTACATCAGTAAATTCTCTTGCTGCTAGTTCTGCGGTAGCAGTATTTCTCTTTTTTGTAGCATTTTGTTGATTAACATTTCGGGCATTCGCCATTCTTTCTTCATTAAAGCGACTGTTTATTATCGCGCCTTGGTTAGTGTTTAATAACGCTCTTGGGACTATTTCTGGCACATCTGTTCCTAAGTATTCAGATATTAAATTAGTTATTCCCTCAATTGCCACTACATCTCTTCTAAAATCTATAAGTTGGTTTTGTTTGTCTGACAAGTTAGGGTCCTGAGATTGATTAACGAGTTGGTTAAAGGTTTGACTTTCAAATTCTCTCGATAGTGTAGGTGCAAACGCCCATTTACTAGTATCAAACCCTGTATAATATTTTCTTCCTTTAAACAATTCTTTAAATTGTGTATCTTTAACAGTTTTGTCTGGTTGTCCACGATATGCCGTGCCAATTACTTTTTTTGTTGGTGTTGGTGTTTCTGTATTTTTTATTACATATATTCCGTCTGAAAATATGTTTTTATCGTTACTACTAATGATATCGACGTCTTCAAATACTGCTACTCTTTCATTTTCATTACCCATTCCAATAGGCATCATAATTGTTGGATTTTCACTCTCCAAATTAGGAGTATTACCAGTAATGTATTCTACAAATCTTCCTCTAAATCTTGTAATAACTTTTTCTAATATAGCTTTCTTTTGTTTTGCAGATAGGTCGTACAAATCAAGAAAAATGGATGGGAGACCTTCTTTAATATGTTGAATTAAATAATATTGTCCAACAATTAAATTTCTAGGATTAACTGTTTGAATAATAGCCTCAGTGTTTCTAAACTTCGTAGGATATTTATAACTATTCATATATTATATATATATATATATATATAAAAAATTTTATAAAAACTAATATTTTCTGTTACGTTTTGTGTGTGTTATTCTTTTTGTTAGGGTCTTATTTTTACGCATTTTGCGTCTTCTAGTTTTTCGTCGTCTGGTTTTTCGTTGTCTGGAACCACCATCTACATCAGTAAATTCTCTTTCTACTAGTTTTGCACTAGCAGTATCTCTCTTTTTTGTATTAGCATTTTGTTGATTAGCATTTTGTTGATTAGCATTTTGTTGATTAGCATTTTGTTGATTAGAATTTTGTTGATTAGCATTTTGGTCATTAGTATTTTGGTCATTAGCATTTCTTGCGTTATTATATTCTTGGTCTAA